AATAATTGTAATGGTATTGACGATTTAACTTGTCCCAGATGTATGATAAGTTTTAGTTCAAGACAAGCAAAATCAAATCATATGAAAAGAAATAATTGTTCGCCAAAAAGTATAATACATGCTAGACAACCTAATCCACAAAATATAGAAAAAGAAATTGTTGTAAATAATAATACAATAAAAACACAAATTAATAATAATACAAATATTGAAAAACAAATAAATACTACAAATAATATTTATATAAATAATTATGGAAATGAAAGATTGGATTATTTAAATTATGAAAAACTAATATATATTTTAACAACTGGTTATGATGTACCTCGATTATTAACAAAAGAAATACATTTTAATAAAGAATTTCCAGAAAATAATAATATACAATATAAAAATGATAGCAATGCTCTAATAAAAAAAGATGATGAATTTATATTAAAGGATTTGAATATATTAGCCGAAGAATTAGTTAAAGAAAAAACATCGCAAATGCAAAAATTTGCAGAAGAAAACAAAGAAGAAATATGCTTAAAGATAGAAAATCAAAAATACCAAGATATAGTAGATTTATTATTACAATTTATACTTTTAAAAGAACCACAGGAACATTATAAAAAACAAATAACAAAAATAAAAGATATTATCAAAAATAATAAGTAAATATCAAGTTAAAAAGAACATATTTATTCGTCGTTAGAATAGTAATAAATATTTATTAATTTTTCTTCATTCCATGAAACTTTTTTATTATTATTTTTTTTAATAGAAATATTAATAGGGTTTTTTGTTTTAATATTTAAATTTAAATAATACTGATAATTTTTAGTAAAGTTATTTAGTAATGTTTCATAATATTTGTCACTATTAAAATTATCCATTATTAATATAATAATAATTATTATATCATTTTTTAAATTAAACAAAGTTAATATTGTGATAAGATTTACAGATTTCAAAATGATTACAACCTACAAACGGATGTTTAGTGTTTAAAGGCGATGGATGCCCAGCTTTTAAAATATGATTTTTAGTATTAATAAAATATTTTTCTGTTTTTTGTGCAAAATTACCCCATAACATTACGCATATATCATTACAATTTTCAGCGATCCATTTAACAATATCGTGTAAATAATCATTCCAAATGTGTGCATGTGAATTTGGAGACGATTGTAAAACAGTTAATGACATATTTAATAATAAACAACCTTGTTTTGCCCAATCTGATAAATCCGGATTAGTTCTAGTTTTTTCTTCGTTTCTATTTAATTCTTTAAAAATATTAACTAAACTTGGTTGTAATTTATTATTTTTTTGAGGAAAATGTGAAAAACACAATCCATTTGCTACACCATATGTATGATAACAATCTTGACCGATAATTAAGCATTTGAAATCTTTAATATTAAAATAATTAAAAGAAGAAAATATTANATTTTTATNAGGAAATACTTTATTTTCATNATATGTTGAATATTCTTGATTTAGTTTTAAATTAATAATATCTTTATGTGGTTGTAATAATTTAATTAAAATGGGTTTCCAATCGGTAGTAACATTTTCACAAATAATATCTTGAATATTCATATTTATTTTTATAATAAAATAAGACAATCAATTTTTAAATAAAAATGATATAATAATATATATAATATAAAATTAAAATGTATAATTCATATTATTTTGAAAATAATACATTATATCATAAATTTGATAAAAAGGATAATAAAATAAAGAGTAATAAAAAAAAATTTAATATGGTAAAATTGCTTAAAAATTTCATTAATATAAATAATAATGAATAATATATTATTAGTTGAAGGAATAGATAATAAAATTACTGTATTATCAGATAATGTATCAGTGAATTTATTATCAGATATTTTAAATATAAAAACAAATAATGAAAAAATATTAAAATTTAATAAAAATGAGTTATCAAAACATANTCATAAATTAACACANCATGGGTTATAAATGTTATTATTTAAATAATTTATCAAAATTATGATTGATTCATTTTTTTAATTTTATTATCCATAAATTTATTAATTTTATTAATAAGACCTTTATTTTGTGTAGATTTGCCAGATTCAATATCATTAATAATATTAGTAGGAATATTAAATNCATTAGCTAACTCTTTTTGAGTAAGTTTGCATTGATTTCTTTTAGATTGGATATCNTGAGATACATTTTTATCAATTTTTGGANGAATATAAATTTCTTCACTATCGAGTTGATTAAGTAACTTTGTTCCTGGTAGATTTTGTTTGTTAATTTGNGNAAGGGTATTATTTTTTTTATTANGGTCGTACGAAACATTTCCACCACCAATTTTAACATCGTTCCAATCTTGATTATTCATAATAATAAAGTTTATAATTAAAGTTAAAAATAAAAATATCATTTTTTTTTATATCTAAAAAAAATAAGATGAGATATTTATTCATAATAATATCATTAATAATATTAATAATAACTTTACATATATATTTAAATATGAATGAAAAAACTATTGAAAATTTTTCACCATTATCAATACCATTTTTAGGTCCAATTGAATTTCAAGATAAAGAAACCGGAGAAAAATTAGGAGAATATCCCAAAAATTGGGAAACTAATAATAATTTTGGGACAGATAGTCCAGAAGATATAGAAGTAACAGTTGTAAAAATTAATAGAGGACCACAAGGAGTTCCGGGAGAAGCAGGAACACCATCAGGAGTTGGAATATGTGAAGGAAAAATAGATATAGAAAGTATAGATACAGATAAATTAGATATAAATGTAAATGAAATAAATATGATAGCAGATAGAATAAATATTAAAAATAAGATATGTATTGGTGATAATTGTTTAGATGGTGACTTAATAAATACAATAAAATATAGTAATAGTCAAGCAATAGAGTTAGAATCGGCTAAAAANGAAATAAGCGAATTAAAAAGAACAAATGCAACTTTAAANGAAGAAATTTTGAAAATAAATATANAGAAAGCAGAATTAGAAAAACCAGATAAAAGTTTCATATCATCTATAAATAAAGATACTCCTGAAAATAATATAGAAATAAGTGGAAATGCTCTAGAATTTACTGGAAATAGAGTTAATTTTGAAAACCAATTTTGTGTAGGAAATTTTTGTTTAACAGGAGAAGATCTAGAGAAGATATCACAACATCCTGAAGGTGAACCTGGAGAAACTGGAATATGTGCAGATGCAGTATAAAATTTAAAAAAAATTAATAAAAATATATTAATAAAATAATGAAGATAATAATAATATTAATATACATAATACTATTTATATTATTAATATTTTTTTCAATAAATATAGAGAAATACACTAATATAGAAATAAATAAATTAGATGGTGTTAATATGTATGGGAATCTAACAATAAAAACTAAACTTAATAATTTTGATAATATTAATACATTATGTATTAAAAATCAATGTATAAATATTGATAAATTAAATAAATTACCATATCAAAAAGGGATATCTGGACAATGTACTAAAAAAGATTGTACAAAAATATGTAGATGTCCTTATGGAACAGCACCAGAAGGAGAAGATTGTAAAGTTCATGAAAAAGAAATTTGTATTAGTTGTGGAGAAAATTATAGATTTGATTATGGAACAAAAACTTGTATTGCATGTGAAGGAGGGAAATTCATTGATGATGAAAATCATATTAGAACAGTTTGTTGTTCTAAAACAGAAAAGTATCAAATTGATGATACTTGTCAAAAAAAAATATGTCAATGTGAAAATGGAGAAGCAGATAATGAAAATTGTCTAGATGAAAGTGTAACTAAATGTAACAATTGCAATAAAAATTATTATTTAAATAATGATGAATGTTTACCATGCGAAGATGAAAAATATACACAAAGTGGGAATTTAGATAGAAAATGTTGCCCCAACGGTCAGCATTATGATTTCAGTTTAGATGAATGTCTTACAAATCGATGTACATGTGATGGTGGATATCCAACAGAAGGAGAAGATTGTGATGTACATGGTAGTGAAGATTGTTCATCTTGTAAAGGAGGAAATAGTAGAGAATATTATTATTATTCTCCATCAGGAATAGAAGGAAATAAATGCATTAGTTGTAATTTAGAAAAGAACGAAATAATATATAGTGATAAGCATAGAATAACTAAATGTTGTCCTACTGCTTATGTATATAATGCGAAGACAAACACATGCGATCTCCATAGAAATCCAAATAAGTTATGTCGCGATGGTGAAAAATTTATTTTTGATGAATACGGATATTGCGAATGTCCTAGTGGAGAAATATATGATTTAAGTCAAGATATATGTAAGAAGTAATAATATATATTTAAAATATTATAAGTAAAAATGATTTAATAATTAAATAATTAAAAAATTAAATTATTTAATTTTTTTAAGAATAGTACATTGATTTTCAAGAACAGTATCAAGTTTTTTATTAAGTTGAGAGAGACCATCGCAAACTTCAAGTAAATCAGATGATGGAAACCCGGACGATTTTTCATTTGTTCGAGTAACCTTTTTTTTTTCCCTTTGCTCTTTTTTTTGTTCATAATTAGCAACTTCTCTAGAAGAAATATTATGAAGTGTACATAGTTCTTCGAGGTCTGTTTTATTTTCATTACAAATATTTAGAATATTTATAACAAGTCTAGTTTTAATACTACCTTCTGTTCTTTTAAGATTTTTTGCAATATCAGTAATAGAGATTCCATTTTTTGAAGAGTCAACTAGATATGTATCATCTGCCGTCTCCCATTTTAGACCGGCATTTGAAGTTTCGTCATTAGTTCTATCCTTTTGTAGTTTTCTTTGAAAAGTTGACATGTTGATTATTTTGTATATATTTGGTATATTAATATATATTTAAATCTTTATATAATTTATCAGTTTTTATCATTCCTCAATTTATTTATTTTATAAATAAAAATTAAGAAATGAAATATATTAATTTTATATTATATATATTCTTATTATTAATATTAATTACACTATTTTATAACAGTATGTTAAAAGAAAATTTTATCGATTCAGTTACAGAAATATGCAATACCAGAAAAAAACTGAATTTAGAAAATTGTTTTAAAGATATTAGAGGAGATCCAGGAAATAAAGGAGTAATTGGAAGAAGTGGAAGAATAGGCGAAGTTGGAGATCAGGGTAACAAAGGTATTTCTGGCGCAAATGGTATTAATGCAAAGTTTATAGGTACTATTAATTTTAGAGATATTTTAACAGATAAAATCTTAGGTACAGTAAAAGAAAGTAATCATAGAGAAATAGATAATAAAGTAACAAATGTAAAATTAGTAAGGGGTGATTATGGTGATAATGCAAGAATGAATCCTATAATATTTAAAGATAGTAAAACAAAAAAAGTCATAAGTAAACAACATATAGAAAATTATGATTTAAATACAATAATTGTTGAAATTGAAAAAGGGAATAAAGGTATTAATGGAAAAGATGCTATATGTGAAATACTTGGTAAAAGAGGAATAGACGGTCCACAAGGACCTGTTGGAGCTAAAGGACCAGATGGAGATTTAGGGAGGAAAGGAAGAGTAGCAGATATTGGCGATGTTATAGAAAATCCTGAATTTGAAATAATATTAACTGACGAATTATGTTCAAATGATATTTGTATTGATTTAAATATGTTTAAAGGAATATATGAACATATTACAAAATTAAGTAAAATTGTTGAAAAAGAACAAGAATATGATGATGCAATAACTGCTCTCTCTAATACTGCCGCTGCACAAGAAAATGAATGTCTGCCGAATACACAAGAACAATTTACAAATTTTGAAGATATTAATTGTTATAATAGTGATTATTGTACAAAAATTATTAAAGGCGATAAAGGCGATGATGGAGAAATGGGGGAAACTGGATTTGATGGAATTAAAGGAGAACAAGGGGGGAAAGGGATAAAAGGACATGATGGAATTAATGGCAAAGAAATACCGAATATAGATTTTTATGACAAAAATACAGAATCTTTAATTGGAAAGTATAATAGTGTTGATAAAAATGCAGAAACAAAAAAAATACATTTAAAAAATGGAGTTAAAGGAGATTCTGGATATATACCGACAATAATATTTAAGTATAATAATAAAACAATCGCAACCCACAATAAAGAAGTTACAAATAAATCGAACAAAGATATTGATAATATAATTGTTTATTTAGATAATTCAAAAGGACCACTTGGTAAAGAGGGTATAGATGGAGTATGCGAAATTGGTAAAGAAGGACCACAAGGAGAAGAAGGTAAAAAAGGACCAATAGGAGATAAAGGTGAAAGAGGATATGATGGGATTGACGGAGAAAAAGGAGATCCTGGACCACAAGATACAAATCCAAGTTATATAAAAGTAACAGCAAATAAATATTGTTTTTCAAATGGAATATTATCAGATATATGTTTAGATGATATATTATTATCAAAACTAATAAATAGTAAAAAAGAATAAAATAGTGATGACTAAGGAAACAATAGAAGACCAGGCAATTAGAAATACAATTAATAATAATGCACCAAGTATTCAATGGGGATTTAATGATGAATTAAAAAAAAATAACAATATAGATATAATTTTACAAAATATTATTTTATTACTTTTATGCTGGTCATTCATTGGAATAATAATTTCTATTTATATGAAAAAAAACAAAATATTATCTATATTATTAGGACCTTTAATTTTATATAAATAATAAGTATTATAAATATTTTACAATTATTTTAAAATTTGATGAATTTGAAATATTATTCATAATGATATTAGAATTATTTATAATATTATTATTTAATATAAAATTCGATGAACTATCAATATTTTCTAATGAATTTTCTAATTTAAAAAAATTATATTTAGAATTTAAAANAGTATTTTTCTTTTTAAGTATTAAGTGATCATATTTATTTTTAAAAATTATATAATTTTTGTCTTTGTAATAAATATCNTTATATTCATTAATTTCTTCATTCAATATATGTTTTAATTTTTTTTGGNTTTTTATTATCTGTATATTAATAATATTTAATATTTTTTTAATCATGTCNAAATTCAATATATTTTCCATTTTATCAAGATATATATCAATATCATTATTNTATAAAAAATTTGACATTTACTATCTAGTTACATTTTTAATATGACANGATGAATTTTCATGTCGTATAATATGNTAATTTCTAAATGCAATATAATTTTTACCACAAATACAATTAATTATATTTTGTTTTTTCTTTTCATTGTAAGAAATTTTTTCATATTGTTTTTTTTTAATATTATCTTGTTTATTTCTACATATATCACAATATAAGTAATATATTTTATTTTCAATGTCTTTATAAGAAAATAAGTTTAATTCAAGTTTATTTTTACATTTAGTACATTCCATATAATCTTAAATATTAAATAAACATATTTATATAATTATTATTTCATTTTTTTTAATGGATTATTCAAATTATAAATTTCATTTATATTATTATGAACAATACTATAATATAAATTTTTTTTATAGATATTATCATCTACAATTAAATTTAATATAATATTATTAATTTTATTTAATTTAAATTTAATTTTTTGTTTTTTTGTAAATTTTTTTATCAGAAAATTATCAATATCTACTTCATTATAAAATATATATTTGTCATAAATATTATCATTATTATAGTAAATAAAATCAAATTCTTTTTCTATATAATTTTTAAATATTTTATATATAATTGCAATATCTGTTCTTTTTAACATATTAGAAAGAAATGTAATTGCATAACTATCAATAATATTTTCTTTTCTAATATAATTATCAAAAAATATTATATCATTTTCACACCATTTCTTATAATTATTACTATATGACATTGAAAATAAAATTTATATAGAAGAAATCATTTTTTATTTTAGAAATATAGAATTTGCTTTATTGTAAGAATTTAATATATTTAAATTTTGTTTTTTAATTCTTTCAAGTCTATTAATTTCATGTTGTTGTTCTTTCTCTTTTTTTTTTTCGATTAAATCTAATTCTTTGTTATTATATTTTTTATTAATTTTTTTATCGCTATATTTTTGATATTCTTGTGTATTTTTGAAACTTTTAAAATTATTTAATTCTGACGCGTCAACAAGTCTATTTGTAGAATGTGCTTTCATATAGTCTGTATATGCAAGATTATTTGTTTTTTCAATTGAACTACTATAATCCTCATTTTTACCAGAACCAATTTCAGAAAAATTTAAATTTTTTGCAAGTACCATTGGTTTAGGTTCATCATATTTAACAATTTCTTTTGAAATTGTAACATTTTTATCAAAAACTTCATTAAATGATTTATTTGTATATTTTTTATTATCAAATATATTATCAAACTTAAAGTCTTCTCTGTTTTTAGTTGATTTAACCATATTATCACCATAACCATAATCTGTATCTTCGTCATAAACTTTAGTTTCATTGAAATGTTTGTTAATTCTTTCACTAACACTTAAATTATCATCAAAATTATTATTTTGATAATTATTTTTTTTTTGTATATAATCCGAATAATCATTTTTAAGTTCATTGTAATNTTTATTTGAAGTCCTTAATTCATATTCATTAGCAAGATCATAAAATTTTTTAGTAATATAATCAAAAATAATTTTATCTCCACCTTTATCNGGATGTGCTTTTATTGCTAATTTTTTATAGGATTTNTTTAATTCATCCCATGTAAAATTTTTATTTAATTTAAAAATTTTATAAGAGTCGTATTCGACATTATTTTCAATATCANTGATATATTTTTGTTTAATNTGATTATTACCCATAATTAAAATATAAAAGTATTATTTTTATATAGAATAATACATATATGAATAATAGTTATTGGATTTTAATTGCAATTCTAAAAATTATTATAACAGTCTCTGCCGTAATGATACAAAAATATATTAAATTTACTGGTAATTGGTATCCAATAATTACAAGTATAGTAGCAACAACACTTTTTATAATATATGGTTTAACTTTTGAGAATATAGATGAATTAAAAAAAAATAATTTTTTGATATTAGTATTTGCAGGTGTTTTATTATTTATATTTTCATTAATAACTTATAATCTAATTTCAAATTCATCTCATCCTGGATATTTTAAAAGTTTAGCGGTATATGAATTACTTTTAATATTAGTTATAAGTTATTATTATTTTAATGCAAATATAACATTAAGAAACTGGATTGGTTTTATATTTATTATAATTGGAACAATTTTCATTATNGAAAAATAAATATTATATTATCTTATTATAGATAATATATATAATGGGTAATAGTGATAAATTTTTGTTGATAGTAATATTATTATTTACAATATTTGGATTATTATTTTTAATATACAAAAACCCTTCTTTTTGTAAACAAAAAGAAGGTTTTGAAATTGATTGCACTTCATGTCCCTCCTCTTGTGAAGAAATAGAAACTCGTAAATACGATCTGTGTGAACAACCATGGATGTATGGAGTACTTGATGATTCTAACATCACGGAAAAACAACGCATAGGTAGATTGGAAAATCTGAAAAAGTGTTATGATACAGATTGTTATGAACAATGTCATAATGGACCTGAAGCGGGGGTAGTAAATTGGGATCCTGGTAACACGCAGCGGTCTAGAAAATATAACGAAGGAAAATATTATGAGTCTGTATGCCAACAAAAAGTAATAGAAACAGAAAGTGATATTGAAGATGTCAGTGATGATGAAGATGTCAGTGA